CCAGTAGTTCCTAATAGCCTTATCTTTGCTTATGCTTGGGATGTATACGCCTCTGGTGAGACTGTTACTGCTGGCACAACAGCATTCCTTGGTGGTACAGATCGCGTAGGTTTCTCAGTTCCAGGCGATGGAGTATGGCTAGAATCATACGGAGTTAAGGTTGCATCTGGTTACCTGCAGACTGGTTATATCCGCTATAACACCTTAGAGCCTAAGATATACAAGTTACTATTTCCTAGATTTATCTCTACCAATGGTGGTCTAAGCCTGCAGTCTATTGACTCTGCTGGCACTAGCTACAATATCGGTACCTATTCACAGGGTGAAACTGTCACAGAAGGTGGTATCCCTTATCCTGCTTCAGCTCAGGAGTATCTAGGATTCAAGTTTACATTTACTCGCTCTACTGCTGATACAACTCTTGGCCCTATATTTAATGGTTACCAAATCAAATCTCTACCAGCAATCCCTCGTCAAAGACTGATTCAATATCCAGTCTTCTGCTATGACCACGAGACGGATAAGTTTGGGGTAGAGGTAGGCTATGAAGGTTCTGCTTGGGATCGTATGCAACAACTCGAAGCAGTAGAAAATCTTGGCGACACTCTTGTCGTTCAGGATTTTAGAACAGGTGAGTCTTTCATTGGACTCATAGAAGAGATGGACTTCATCAATCGGACACCAACAGATAAGCGCTTCTCAGGTTTTGGAGGCACTTTGCTAGTTACAATACGGAGCGTGTAATGACACCTAATGAATGGGCTGGCATAGCTGTAGCCACATTAACAATAATCACTGGATTTGCTGGACTTATACGCTGGTTAGTCAAGCATTACCTATATGAACTAAGACCCAATGGTGGCTCTAGTCTTAAAGATAAGGTTAATTTACTAGAAGAAAAAGTAGAATTATTAACTGAGCTAGTCAAGGAAGCACTGAGGAAATGAATGAAACCTGTTGTAAAGAGTGCAACACCTGCAGCACTTGCCGTTCTCAGGCAGGCAACTGCGCTTGTACCGAAGCGGAGCAAGGTGTCGGATGGACTCCTGCCAAGCAAGGCTCACATCAAGGCAAGTCCTAACTCTGATCACAATACTGGATTAGCAGTAGACCTGACCCACGACCCAAAGGCAGGTATTGACTGTGCCGAGATTTTCGAAAAACTTAAAGAAGATAACAGGGTTTCCTACCTTATCTTCAATAATAAAATTTGGTCACGCGACAAGGCTAAGTCTGGCAATCGCGTTTATACTGGTAGCAACCCTCACACTAAGCACATTCACATTTCTATCAACCCTGACCTGGCTAATGATACTAGCCCTTGGTTCTGGTGGATGAATCAACCTAAGATTGTGAACCAGATTGTGGCTGGACTTCAGCCTCAAGCTAAGAAGAAGGTGGCAAAAGGTACCATTTTGGTACCAGTCTGTACCTGCTGTAAGGTTCACAATACAAAACGAAAGGCAATCTAATGGAACAATTAAAGCAAGTCGGTCTTACTTGGTTTCGTGCTTCTGCTGCTGCAGCAATCGCACTATACCTAGCAGGAGAGACTAATCTTAAAGTCCTTGGAACTGCAGCTTTGGCTGGCTTCCTAGGTCCAGTACTCAAGTGGCTAGATCCATCTGCTACTGAGTTTGGGCGTGGTTCAAACTAACAGTTTGTAGCAAGCGCGAGGCAAAAGGCCCTCATCCCTAACGGGGTGGGGGCTTCTTTTTTTATGCCTAAAAACTATTCTCGTTGTTATCAACAGGACAAGGGATACGAACTAGATTACCGCAGTTAACACAGGTAGCATCAAGAAAGTACCAGGATATCTCATAGTCTTGGAACTGAGCCATAATGTTAAACATAGTACAGCCACAGCTACAGACGTGAGTAGGTCCAAGGGAACGAAGATCTGCTGCTTTGACAGGTGGTAATCTAAGCAGCCGAAGTAGACGGAACAACATTGAGTTCACGGCTCCTTCCTGATGTCAGTCGCCTCTCGCCGCCCTTGGCGGCTCGGAACGATTGTTTCTGTTTTATTCGCTCCGCTCATAGTTTAATGACAAGGTGTGTCGTTACTGGTACGACACGCCGATGGAAGGTATATTTCTCTGCTATGACGACACTGGTAGGAATACAGATTACTGATATGGTGATAATGGCTGCTGATAGCCAGATTACTGAAGATAACTTACGGACTATAAGTAGTACTACACCAAAGATTATTAACGTTGGTAGATACTTACTGGGACTGGTAGGAGATTCCAGGCCTGGTGATATCTTGGCCTATAACTGGAAACCGCCAGTCTATAAAGGTTCAGATCCCGTGCAGTGGATGGGTAAGAAAATTATGCCTTCAATTCTGAAGGCTTTCAAAGAGAATGGATACGACCCGTATGAAGCAAACAAAGATAAAGAAGCAGGGTTCGACTACCTTGTCGCGTTTGATGGCAACCTATTCCATATTGCAACCGACCTCTCGTTCATCCAGTCCGACAAGGGTGTTTACGGCTTGGGTAGTGGTGGGGCTTATGCTCTCGGCTATCTCTATGATCGCGTTGACCGTCTTACGTTAGGCAACATTGACCAACACGCCGAACGCGCTGTTCAAATAGCCAGCATCCTTGACATCAATACCTGTCCTCCGATTCAATTAGTCTGTCAAGGAAGGATAATAACGTGATACGAGACTATTCAATTCATTTCAGCTTTGGCAGTTTGAATAACTGGGGCTTTGGTATTGATTACTTTCACGACTATGACACTATGCCATACAGGTTAGTTGCTAGAATGTTAGTAATAAATCTGATAGTATTCCGCTTCACAATAACTAGGTGGGAAAAGCATAAATGGATATAAAAGATTTATTAGTTAAAGCTCTCTACGAGAAAGAGAACAGTAGAGGTAGGTCGCTACAGACACAGATAGGTCCATCAGAGTTAGGTGGCTGTCGGCGTAAGGTCTGGTATAAATTAAACGGACAAGAGAAGACCAATGGCGGAGAGCTAAAGCTCGCAGCTATTATGGGTACTGCTATCCATAACTCTATAGAGAATGCTTTATCTAATAACAAAGAAGTTTTGCTAGAGCAAACAGTAGAACATAACGGAATGAAAGCTCACGTAGATCTCTACATTCCTGGGACAGGCGATGTAGTGGATTGGAAGACAGTGAAGTTGAAGAACCTCACTTACTTTCCAAGTCAGCAGCAACGCTGGCAAATCCAAACTTACGGATACCTGATAGAACAAAGTGGCTTGGGGAAGGTTACTAATGTTCATCTGGTAGCAATACCGCGAGATGGTGACGAGCGCGATGTCAAGGTCCATACGGAGAAGTATGACCCTGCTGTTGCGCTCGAAGCCCTCTCTTGGTTAGAGGCTATTAAGACCAGTGAGGTTGCTCCTGAACCTGAAAAGGATGAGAGCTACTGCAAGTTCTATTGTAAATACTTTGACGCATCTGGTGAGATTGGATGCGTTGGTCTAAAAAAAGAACGTACAAAGACTGAACTACCACTCATTGATAATGATGAGGCAAGTAATCAGGCTTTGGAATATCTACAGATAGATAACAAGATAAAAGAATTAACAACTCAGAAGGATGCAATTAAAGAAGCGCTGACTGGTGTTGTTGGGGTTACAGCTACAGGTGTTGAAGTTAGATGGACAGAGGTAGCTGGACCTAAGCAAGTAGATAAAGAAAAAGTCCAAGAGATTCTTGGATTCGTACCAACTCTAAAAGGCAAGGATAGTCTGCGCCTTTCAATTAAACATAATGGAGGTAAGTAAAGTGGCTGCACCAGAATCAACAAAGTTCCAAGTCAATTTTAAGACACCAGATGGAACTCTAATTAACCTTTATGCTACAAGTAAGGAGGAATTGGAAGGGTTGCTAACAGCAGCTTCTGACTTTTCTGCCCTTATTATCAGCACAAGTCAAGCGTATGCAGGCGCTGCACCTGCTGCTCCCGTTTACAATTCTGCACCAGCAGTAGCATCAGCACCATCTGCTGGCGGAGAAGAAACTGTCAACGATAAGTATGGCAACATCTGGGTATACAACCACCCAAGCGCACCAGAGTGCTCTCGTGGAAAGATGGTTCT